TAGGTTAAAAGAGATTGGTTTGCCTGTTCGTGGTGTGAATGTGGCAGAAGCCCCTAGTATGGGCGATACTTACCTAAATTTACGCTCTGAGTTGTGGTTTAAGACCAAGGGTTGGCTTGAGGATCGAGCGTGTAAATTGCCGAAAGACGATCAGTTAGTCGCGGAGTTAACCAGTATTAGGTATAGTTTTACGTCTTCTGGCAAGATGAAAGCCGAAAGTAAGGATGAGATGCGTAAGCGTGGTTTGGCGTCACCGGATTTGGCCGATGCGTTATGTTTGACGATGGCGAGTGATGCGGCGACTGCGCTATCCGGCGCATTTAGTAGTTGGAGAAATAACATAAAACGCAATTTGCGTGGGATCGCATAATGTGTTACGTTGCAGAAAAAGGAGATTGCTATGCCTGGTTATGGTAAGAAAAAGGGCGGAAGGAAAAAGTAATGCATGGGAGTAAATTTAAGCCATGTCCTGGTTGCCCAACAAAGGTTGCTTGTAAAAGAGCGGGAAAGTGTCAAGGAGCGAAATATAAGTAATGGCTAAAAAACCTGGGCTATACGCCAATATCGCAGCTAAACGTCGTAGAATTAAGGGTGGTAGTGGTGAAACGATGAGAAAACCTGGTAGTAAAGGTGCGCCAACGGCTAAAAACTTTAGGCAAGCGGCAAAGACAGCAAAAAAGAAGAAAAAGTAATGCCGTTTAAAAAATATAGCCCAAAGCAAAAAAAGCTTGCAGCCGTAGCTCCGCCGCGTAAGAAGATCACAGGTGCAGATTTAAGAAAACTCAGTAGAAAAAAGAAGGGTAAGAAGTAATGGCTGAACCTAAAGAGATTGAAAAGAAGGGTATGGGCAAAGACAAAGGTAGCCGTAAGTATGAAAGAACGTCTGCTGCTGATCGTCAAAAAGCCAATACTGATGGTAAGTTTGGGTATTTCGATGAGGCGAATAGACGATTTGTTCCTGCCTTTATAGATATGATTGACGGTGGAAACCGTGATAATCGAGGCGATGATTTTGCTGGTGGCCCGTTGAGCGGCATTCTAAACGCTCTTGGTGTTCCGCCTTATGGCTCTTTGAGGGATCGTCCTTTTGGCGGGCCAAGCGGCTCTCCTATTCAAAGGGCGGTTGCGGGTAGTGGTGCTGATATGGATAGCTCTATTCGTCCAAAAATGAGGCCACAGTCTGATATGCCAGATATGCGTATGCCTGCTAATTCTGCTTATATGTCTCCTTTAGAGCCATTCGGCGGTCCAGGGCCAGATGTTTCAACTTTAGCTTCCCAGGCTACGATGGAACGTAGTATGGGTCTTGATCCGTTTGGCGGTGCAGGTATGAACATGGATTATTTAGACCCACGTTCACAAACTTATGACTCAGGCTATAGAACCCCACCTGTTTCTACTTATGGTGGTGATATTGATCCTACCCAGGATGGTCGTATCCAAGCACAGAGAAACATAGATAATCGTGAGCGTATGCGGCAAGCTATGAACCAGATAACTCGAGCAGAATATGATGCTATGTCTCGCGGTCAAAGAGCGGATATGGGTTTGCCAGTTAGAGGTATAGACTTAATGTTTGCCGGATCAGATGCATTTAAACAGCCTATGGTCGGCTCTGGTCGTGGCCGAGCAAGCGGTGATTATGGTTTTGACCAATTTATGAATATGGTTAATAATGACGCAAATTACAGTTACTTAATGAATGACCCAGAATTGGCCTTTTCTGTTTATAATAGAATGAAACAGTCTAAAACTCAATATTAGCAATGCCACGAAAGCCTGAAAAAGCCATACGCAAAACGACCAAAGGCAAGGGTCGTAATTACCGCACTGCAAAAGAAGGCGCGGGTATGACTGCAAAGGGTGTGGCGGCGCATAGGCGTGCTAATCCTGGTTCAAAGCTTAAGACGGCTGTAACGAAAAAGAAAAATTTAACTGCAAAAGAGAAGGCTCGTAAGAAGTCTTTTTGCGCTAGGTCAAGAGGCTGGACAGGTGAGCGTGGCAAAGCTGCTCGTAGAAGATGGAATTGTTAGATGGCGTTATCAACTTATGACGAACTAAAAGCTAGTGTTGCGGATTTTTTAAATCGCGGTGACTTAACCTCAGTTATACCTGATTTTATTAAGATGGCCGAAGCGGATATGAACCGCAAGATTAGGCATTGGCGTATGGAAAATAGGGCGTCTGCTACGATTAGCTCTCAGTACAACGCTTTACCGACTGACTTTCTTGAGCCAATTAGGGCGCATATTGAGACAGGTGATTATAGGCCAATAGAACTTGTTTCGCAGTTTGAGATGCAACAGCGCCGCAGAAACAACCTGGATGCATCTGGTAAGCCTAGTTTTTATTCTATTACGCAAGGTGAGATGGAGATATACCCAACGCCAGATGGTAATTATGGTATAGAGTTAAACTATTATGCAAAGATACCGTCTTTGAGTTCATCTATAACTACAAATGCTATCCTTACTAATTTTCCAGATGTTTATTTGTACGGCTCGTTAATTCATGCGGCTCCTTATTTGCAAGAAGATAACAGAACAACGACATGGGCTGCGTTGTATCGAGCCTCAATTGATGGTATAAACTCTGAAAGTGACCAGGCTAAGTTTGGTGGTACTGGTAGGCGCATGAGGGTGAGGGCGTACTAATGGCGACTATTGTAAAACGTGCAGTCAAGGGCGCTCCGCTAACACATGATGAAGTTGACGCCAACTTTGACAATCTCAATACTGAATTAACAACAAAAATTGGCGCTACTGGTGGTACAGTTAATGATGACGCCATTGTAAACTTTGGTAATAGCACTGATTTACAAATTTATCACACAACAACTGGCAACGATGGCTATATTAAGAATAACACTGGCGAATTGTATATTCGTGGTGATAATATTACTCTTGGTGCGGTAGACCCAACAAGCCCAACATTTATTACAATGGATGAGAATGGCGCTGTTGAGTTATTTTTTAATAATAGCAAAAAGTTAGAAACAACGACAGATGGCGTAACTATCAATGGTGGTCTTACTGTTACTGGTGGCTTTACTACAGCTAGTCTAGGCGTAACAGGCGCTTTGACTGTTGATAGTATGACTGTAACAAATGCTCTAACGGCAGGCTCAGTTATAACAGGATTAATTACAGCGAGTGGTGCAGTAACAAGCGCAGGGTTAACGTCAACTGGCGATGTATCGGTAACAGGTAATGTAACGGCAAGCGGAGATATGTCTGTAAGCAATGTTTCAGCAACATCTGTAACCTCAACGGGAAATATTAGTGGCGGTCATATATCGGCTACTACAGTAACAACAACAGGCGATATTACGTCTGGAAGTAATGTTATTGCTACTGGAAGCGTAACTTCTGATAGCATAGCAGCAAATGGTTCCATCTCTGGTGGGGCTATCAGTTCAACAGGTGCGATAACGTCAGGCGGCGGTATTAACTCTGTTGGCGATGTAACTGTAACTGGTGCGTTAAGCGTAACGGATGCAGAAACAACTAGGTCAAACCTCGATGTCGATAGGGCAGGCGAGGCATTGGCATTCAGTATAGCCTTGGGTTGATTAGAAAAGGAGAAAATCATGGCTGACGCAGCGAAAGCTACAATGGAAGTAACAGTCCTTCCTGACGAGATTGCAAAAACATTCTCAGCAACAATGACTGTCACACCTGAAGACGCAAACGACAAATGGTATTACAAGCTATCTTCAGTAAACAACACAAGCTCTGACCTTATCGCAGGGTCTTTTGTGGACTATACCGCAGTAGACAGTTCTACAGCGCCAACAGCCGTTGCAGGCACAGATAAAGTTAAGTTTCTATACATCAAAAATGTCGATGGAAACGGTGGCTCTGTTTATGTTTGCTTTGATGGCGGTACAGCAACGGCAACTTTAGGTGATGCTATTGTAATAGGACCAAACGAAAGTTTTGCGGCACGTTTGCCAAATTGTACGGTGGCAGAAGTTCACGCTATTTCGTCAGCGTCTACAGTTGAGTGTGTTGTTTGCGCTTTGCTTGACGACATCTAAGTAAGAGGTAAGCACATATGGCTAATACGTTTAAAAACTACACGGCAGCTAATGTAGGCAAGTCTGAAGAAACTGTCTACCAAGTGCCGCAAGGTACGACTTCAGTGGTTATTGGATGTAATTTAGCCAATGTGCATACCGCTCAAGTAAAAATATCTGTCAAGGCTGCATATGTTCATTTGGTTAAAGATGTACCTTTACCAAGTGGCGCGGCCTTGTCAGTGCTTGATGGAAAAGTTATTCTCCAAGCAGGCAACACTATCACAATAGAAAGTGATACGGATGAAAGCGTTGATGTAATCGTGAGTGTTCTGGAGCAAACATGAGCAAGCAGAATGAGTTAGTTGAACTTGCAAGAACTGGCGCATCAGGCGGTGGTGGGCAGAATGTTATCATTAACGGTGCAATGTTAGTGGCTCAACGTCAAACCACATCTACAAATGTCAGTAATAAATATGTATTAGACAGATTTTATGTTTATAAACAAAACACTAGTAGTACATATACTTGTTCTCAAAATTCTGTTTCAGATTTGGCAGGGTTTACTAAATCATTAAAGATGGACGTAACAACAGCCGATACTTCTCTAGCATCTAATGAACAGGTTTATATCCAAACAAAATTTGAAGGCCAAATGGTGCAAAGGTTTAAAAAAGGACATTCTGACGCTAAAGGTTTTCAACTTTCATTTTATGTTAAAACGAACAAAACTGGCGTATATACAGTGAGATTGTACGACAGAGATAATAATAGAAATGTATCTGGTTCATATACCGTTCCTGACGCTAACTGGAACAGAT